CGTTAGAAGGAAGTGTGTGATACATTTCCGCAGCCCTGATTTGGTCTGTGTAGTTCATATAAATTAGACGTGAATTTTTAGGTAATGTATATAGATTATCCCACACAGAACCATCTAAAGTAGCAAATGATGGGCCAGAGTGCATCCAGTGCAGCCATTTAACGTTTCCAAGTTTAGTATCTATAGCCTGTCTTAAAGCTATATTATATGGAAGATAGGAATTGATGAATATAATATCGTGGCACAACATTACGTCTATATCTTGCATATTGTCCTCGAACGCTCTTCTAGCCTTTTCTACATCAGAATCAAGATTGTCTAGGTTATGTTGTCCGTATGGTTCAAGAAGAAGTTGCGGAACTATCTTTCTTATCTCAACACCTTCTGGAACTTTATCATCATCTTTAAATATATTAAGAACAAATAAAACTGGCTTATAATCATGTTTAAGCAACATTCTCAGTTGGGATAGTACAACAGTAGTTAGACTATACTCTGGAGAAAACGAAGAAAAAGTTGTTAAAATTCCGCACCTCATAACCAATCCTCCTCTACACCAGGACCTATAAGTAGGGCTTCATCACCATACACAGGCTCTTTATCTACAGGATTAGCCCTCTTCGGAGGTCTTAAATCATCTATAGTTAATTTTCTACTTCTAAACTTCTCACGATAATCTGAAACTTTAGGTATAGCTACACCTACTTCATCTTCTTTTGGCTGTTCTACCATGTAATCAGAGATTAGCGAGTTCGTCTGCATGTGTAGTTCCCATGTGCATAGAAAGAGCCCTCTTCTTGTTGTACACCTTTCCGCAGAACTTACACTTATAACCATCTGCAGACTCTTCTTCAGACTTCTCTGCTTCTTTTTTAATTTCAGGTTCTTTCTCAACTTTATACTCTTCTAGAAAACCGAATACGGACATTAAGTAGTCAGCAACGTAACGTGGAAACTCTAACTTTTCACCAGCCTTTATACTCCATTCAAGAGTTCTACCAGTAGTCTTATATCCTCTGGTATCGTTGGTTACAATTATATCTCCATCAGGCCCTTCCTCAGCCTCCTCTATCCTAAAATCAATTACATCAACACTAGAGTTGTTGAATAGTTTTTTCGTTCTCATTTGACACCTCCTTAGGTCTCACTAAATCAGTTACATCTAATAGAAAACCGTATGTTTGCTTTAAAAAATTAGCCTCCGCTAAACCCTCCTCATCTTCTTTTAAGATGTGAGAGCACTTTGGCTTTATAATTATATCCCTTCCTCTAAAAGAAGTTCTAACTGTTTCTTTTCCGTTTATATTCTTTAGTACTATCATAAATTACCTCCTTGATTTATTCTTGTTAAAATCTCACGCCTATAAGAACCCATCATTTTGGGGTCAACTCTTAAAAGACCGTTCCAATACTTTTTAACTATTTCTTCGGACTTTGGGGTTCTATCAAAAAAGAAGAAAAATCTTCTTGGGTCTCTGTCATCTATACCTATTATGTCTAAACCTTCGCATAATAAAGCCGATGCCATGTTTAAATCAGATATCTTGAGCAGTTGTTTTTCCATTTTAATTTCCTTTAAGTAAATTTTAATTTCAATCTTTAGTACATTATACCACTTTTTTCTACTTACGCACCTGTCGTTGTACTTGATGTACTCGTACTTGTGCTCGTGCTAGACGAAGTGCTTGTTGAAGTACTCGTGCTCGTGCTAGACGAAGTTGACGTAGATGTAGTTGTGGCGAATGTATCGTACATTCTCTTCCATACAGGTGTTGTACCCGATGTTGCTGTTTGAACGTATAATCTGCTATCAGTCGTCAGGTAATACATCTCCCCGCCTCGCCATGTAACCGAATCAACATCATTTGCCGCTGTCCCGTAATAGATATACGGAGCAGTTGGAAGTTGGGTTCCAATTTGAGCGGAAGCACCTATGGAATTAAGTTCGTTTATCTTTGTTACTCCCATAATTATTCCCTTCTGACAATCAAGTAAACATCTACTTTACCGCCATTTATTACTGTTGATATTCTAGCTCGTACATAAGGTACGGGAACACTAGCAGTATCACCAATATCTACTGTTGAAATAAAAGTTGTTGAAGCTGCATTTGTAGTAACTGTAGTTATAGAAGCCCAAGCACCAGAATAATCTGATGTTCTTGCCCCTTCTAATGTTACAACCCCACTTGCTGTTCCAGTACTTGATTCAACCAATAAGGTAAGGGATGAGGCATCTAATACATCTACTGCTGTTGAAGATGTTTGTATAGTTGCTGCATCATCTAGTAATTTGTATATAGAAACCTCTGTGTTACCGCTTCTTATTCTTGAAGATTCCGATAATATAGCCATAATATCCCTCCTTATGCACCGCTTGTAGTTGTACTGGAAGTACTTGTTGAAGTACTGGTAGAACTACTCGTAGTGGTAGAAGTAGTAGTAGTTGCAAATGTATCGCTCATCCTTTTCCACGTTGGCGTGGTCCCAGACGTAGCAGTTTGAATATACAACCTGCTCTCTGTTGTAAGATAGTACAATTCCCCACCTCCCCATGTTACTGAATCTACATCGTTAGATGAGACTCCATAGTAAAGATATGGAGCAGTAGGTAGTTGTGTACCTATCTTAGCTGACGCACCTATTGCGTTAAGGTAGTCGAACTTTGTTGCCATGTTTTACTCCTTCATTAAGAGGGCCACCGAAGTGACCCCCTAACTAAAATTTATACGTTAGTTGCTGTAAGCGGCACCATCACCTTTAGATCCCCAGAAACCTCTCCAATCACTCCAACCAGTTGAGAATCTTATTCTCACTTTGTATAGAGCTGCGTCAGCGTCAAAATTGTAATCACTCTTGAATTCTGGTTTGACTCTCCAGAAAAAGTTTAACAAATGATCGCTAGAATCTTGCAGGAACCAAGCTGTCGTTGATGTTAGGTATCTCCAAGGAACTACTTTAAATACTCCCTCGAAAATGTTTACATCATTGTTAGCTGTACCTGGTCTCAATGTCGATTGAGTCAAGATTTGAGCTGTCTTTCTTAGATCTACTGGGATGATAAGCTTATCGGCTTGGAAAGTTACGATCTGTCCTTTGTCATCCAAGACTTTTTCTAATGCTAATCTTCCTGTTTCAAGGTTTGTCTCTGTGAGAGTTATACCTGTTGAGGATGCGTTAGATTGTGCGGTTCCACCATCTGCTCTACTGTGTGATGTTGAGCAGAGAGGTTTTCCATCTCCGTATGACGTGTAGCTTGTACTAAACGCATTGTTCAATACTGAAGCTGCATGATACTCGGTTGTTCTAACTGTAGCCTTAGCTAATAGTTTAGGAAGTCTTGCTATAACATTGTGCTGATCGTCTTCCATCAATTCTTTCGATACTTTGAATCCCTTCGTATACTTCTTGTGACTGTAGACTGTCCTGTACATTTTTACAGGGTCTTCGTAATCGAGAGCACCTAATTCAGATGTCTCAATTAACATACCAAACCCAGTTGTTGCAGAGTCAGTCTCAGAATCTTTACTTGAAGAAAGTACGTTGAAAACTTCAGGCATTACCTGAGGCTCTTGTTCATACCTATCAAGAAAGATTTGACGTATAGCGGGATCTAGCTCGTCTTTAAAGTTTCCTCTAATTGCTGCCATAATTATCCCCTAACTCTACTATTATTGCTGAGCGTAAGGATCCAACTGTGATTCAGCGATTCTAAAGAGTCCTTTAGAAGCATCGCCATCATTGTCGGGATCTAGCCCAACTAACTGGAATTGGCCACTTGTGTCACTAGCAGACGAGGCATTTATTGTATCTTCGTCAGTTAAGTCGAAGAATTGCATTAGATTCGTGGTTGCTAAAGTACCACTTGAGTCGTTTGAGAACAACGCAAAGGGTGATACTATTAGTCCAACCTGATACTTTTTATCTGTTTCATTGTCGGATTCGACTGTGTATGTATCGGTTGTACCTGAATCAGGTTCAACTGCGATACCGTTTGCATCAACAACTTGAGCTGCGATACCAGCAACCTCTTCACCAGCAGTTGCGACAACTGCGTGACCGTCGCTGTTTATCATGATTGCGTCACCTAATGTAATGGTGTCTGAATTATCAATTATGAAATACAGTAAAGTAGGCTCGT